CTGGCACGCAGGCCCATGTCGGCGATCACCGGGGCGAGCATCTCCCGCCATTCCTCGGGGCCGGCGCGGTTCGCCTTGAGGCTCTTGCGCATGTGGGCGAGGATCTCGAGCATCTTGCCCACGCGGTTGAAGTTCGTTTGATTGTTGAAGCCGGTCATTTGATCCTCGCGAGTGTCATGGGGTTGATCGGTGCATCGTATCCGGAGCTCATCGAGGAGCGCACGCCGCCGGTGTGGATCTGGCGGGCGGCCTCGGCGGCCCGGTGCCAGCGCGCGGTCTGGTAGATGTTCCGCAGCGTGGTAGCGAGGGCCGCGCGGAGCGGCTCTCCGTAGGCGTCGGCGCGGCGGCGTGCGATCTTCCACGCCTCCCGCATGAGGCTCGAGCGGTCGAGCTTGGCGATCTCCGAGAAGCTCATGCCAGCTCCCCCGCGTAGGCCCTGCACCGCCTGAGCATGGCGTTCGCCGAGCTCCGCTCGCCGATCGTCAGCTCCCGCAGCCCATCGAGGGCGTAGCTCATCTCCTCGGCCAGCTCGAGGCAGTCGGCCCGGTTGACATCGATGTAAGCGGCCGCGAACCGGCCGACGCCGGCCTCGACCATCTTCGAGTAGACATCGCCAGTCATGGGCGTGGTGCCGCTCGCGCGATCCTCGAGCTTGCCCTCGACCAGCCGCGCGACGGCGTGAGGGATAAGGAGTTTCTTGGTTTTCATGTCAGATCCTTTCGTTTCGATGCAGGTCTAATATACACGATGCAACAGGGGTTGCAAGGGGGGTAAGGTGCGGCAGGGCGCCGCACCCGTCACCTTGACAGATCCCGGGCGAGCTCGAGATCCCGGCCGGTGCCGCCGTCATCCTCATCGAGCAGGGCCTCGAGCGCGCCGATCACCCATGTCTCGAGGTAGATCCGGGCGGAGGATCCCGGGTTATCCGGGCCACACTGGATTGTCAGCCGCTCGCGCTCGGCGGGCCGTAGGATCCGCGCGGGGTCCACGCTGCCGGTCAGGGTGTAGCGCACGCGCTCGCACTCGCCGTAGCTCGGCCGGCCGAATGCTGCCGTGTGGCGCGGGCTCTCGGCGCAGCGCAGGCGGCGGATCACGTTGCGGATCACTTCTTTCTCGGTGGTGTTCATGGATCAATACTCCCGGAAAACTGCGGAACCGGAGGGGAGCGCGCGGGCGAGGGCCTTGGCTTCCGAGGGGGTCCATCCGGCGTGTGCGTGGCTCATGGTGTGTCCTTTCTCGTTCGATGCACCCCCTATGTAAACGGGGTCGCAATGGAGTGCAAGGGGGTTTCTGTAGATTTCTCGAAAAAAATCGCATACGGTGAGGAGGTCGCGCACCGACCAATGGAGAAAATCGTGTCAGATCAAACACCTAGCGACGAGGAGATCCTCGAGCTCGCGCAGTCTATCAAGAAGGAAAAGGGGATCCCGCTCGCCGAGGCGATGGACATCGCGGCGCACCGGCTGGCCAAGGCGGGCGCGAACACCGAGACCACATTCGAGCTGACGATCGAGCTCAAGCCGAGGGTGGCCAAGTTCTTCCGGGAGGAGTTCGCCGGGCACCCGACGCTCTCGGTCGAGGAGCGGCTCGCGAAGTTCATCGAGATGCAGCTCAACCGGCTGCGCGGTCAGGCTCTCGCCCGGTCGCGGAAGGATCCCGAGATCTCGGAGGGGCAGGCTCACGCGGTAAGCCGGAGCTCGTTCTTGCAGCAGACCAAGGGGCTCATGTAAACGATCGAGGCCCGGAGCGAGCAGACGCACCGGGCCTCTAGGGAATGTCTTGAAAGGATTAAGACGCAATGAATACAGCACAGAACCCGGCGCCCGGCAATGACTGAATTGCCCGTGATGCCGTTCTATGTGGACGATTGGCTGCTCGACACCAGAGACCTCTCGCCCCATGCCTACATGGCCTATCACCGGATCCTCTGCGAGCTCTGGCGAACCCGGGCGGATGGTCTCCCGATGGACCACACGATCCTCAGAAACCGCGCCGGGATCTCGCCGCAGAAGTGGGGTTTCGTGTGGGCTGAGATCGAGCATCTTCTCGTGGTCGAGGACGGACAGGTCCGGTCTCTGCGCCTAGGTAAGGTCAAGGGTCAGGCCCGAGCTAAGTATGCCGCTAGGTCCGCAGCAGGGGCGGCAGGTGCAAAGGCTAAGTGGCGGAAAACAAAGGGGGCACCCTCTGGCAAAGCCAATGGCAAACACAATGGCAAGTCGGATAGCAACCAAAACCATACTGATATAAATATCAGTGCGCGCGAGGCGCGCGGGGAAATTCATGGGGGGAAAGGGGACACCTTGTCGGCGTGGGAGATCGGGAACATCTCGCAGGGCAAGTGGATAGGTCCGCAGCCCATGGCCGCAGCCGTTCAAAAGCATATCAAGGCCGGAGACCTCACCGAGGACCAGTGCCGAAGGGCAGGGGTGATCTTCTAATGGGCAAGCCGTTCGTTCTCACGTTCACAGATCCCGAGGAGCTCGAGGCCCTCATCGAGGAGTATTTCCAAAGCCGATGGGATACCCGCTACATCATCTCGAACGAGCGGGATGAGAACGGCGATCGGATCCGGATCGAGGAACCCTTCATGCGCCCACCGACCATGGCAGGGCTCGCCCGGCATCTCGGCGTGGTGCGCGACACCCTCTGGCGGATGCAGAGAGACAAGGGGGATCCCGATGATCTCATCAGACCCGTCGTCCTGCGCGCGCTCAACCGGATCGCCGAGTGGAGCGAGGAGGCGCTCTACACCCGGGATGGGGTGACGGGCGCCCGCTTTACACTCGAGGTCAATCATGGCTATGGTCGGGAGCAGGGATCCGGAGGCGGCGCCGGGTTCTCGCAGCAGATCTTGCCGCCACGCACCGACACCGAAACCAGAGCGATTCCCAAGTGGAATGACGAGGAGGATCAATGAACCTGCAGGATCTTCACGAGGAGCGGGACGAGCTGGCCGCGATCGAGAGCGAGGCTTCCGACGCCATGAAATACACCCGCGTCGGCGGCTTCTGGTGGCGCGTGTTCCAGTGGTTCGAGCGCCGTGCCCGGGCCGATCGGCGCGAGGTCGAGGACGAGCTGCGATCTCTCGGCTATCCAGCGCGGAGGGGTGACGAATGATCGGCGGCATGACCGACCAGATCGTGACATGGCATGGCGTGCCGCTCACCGAGGAGACCGACAAGGCCACGCTCCTCGATGTGAGCCGGCACCTCGCGGATCTCTGCAATTCTCAGCGGCAGCGCATCGCGGAGCTTCACACCCGGCTTGCCATGGCGCGCCACGCGGCCGGGCAGGCCGAGTTCCCGTTTGCGCCCGGGCCTGCGCTTTTCCTCACCGGCTTGGCGATCGGGCTCAGCGTGGGGCTGGTGATATGACTGACTTCCTCGACCAGCTCGCCGCGATGGAGGGGCGGCCGGTGCCAGCGATCGAGACGCCGGAGGATTGGAAGGGCGAGCAGAAGATCCGCGACGCGAAGCGCTCGCACCAGAATGAGGGAAACTACACGCTGCGCCGTGAGCTGGCCGAGAGGCTGGGCCCGGCGAACCCGCAGCGACAGCCGAACAAGGTGGAGACCCACCACTGCCAGAGCTGCGGCAAGGCCCTCGATCGGCGGAACAAGCTGGGGTATTGCAAGGAACACCGGCACCTTTCGGGCTACGGGAGCAAGCGCCGGGGAAGGCGGGACATGTGAACGCCCATGTTTGGGATTTCAGCGCAAGCCCGACGGCTTGGGATTTTCGGCAGTGCCGGGAGTTCGCGAGCTTCATCGTGGGCCCGGTCGGATGTCTGGCACCGGAGACGATCGTGCTCACCGAGCTAGGTCCGCTTCCCATCGCGCGCATAGATCGCCCCATGCGCGTTCTATCGTGGGACGATCAAGCACGTGAATTCCGGCTTTCGCCAACTGGCGGTGCGTTCCCAAAAGGAACGGGCTGTCTGGTCCGAGTGTCAACGCCGCGCGGAGAATGGCGCGCAGCCGCAGATCACCGCGTGCTCTGCGCAAACGGTGAATATCGACGCGCGGCCGACCTTCGGGCAGGCGACCTTGTTCAAGTATGTTCTGACGACCTGACGCGGAAATTTCCTTTGCGCGCCCCGCCAGTGTCGCGGCCAGATGATCCCCGTTCGTGGCAAACAGTCGCAAGTTTTCTGGCGCATTGTGCAAGGTCAGCCCGTCGATGTGATCGACAACCTCAGCTGGATGCAGGAGCCGGCCAATCTCGCGCTCCATCACAAGCCGATGTTCCGCAATGCGCCCTGTCCGTCGGGCGCGCGGATGACCTGCAGGCGCCGGCACCGTCGCATAGCCATCCCGGCAGATTGACCGACCGCCCCGCCAATCCGGGTTTTGATCGCCACTCGGCGGGCCAGGCTGTCGCCGCGGTATGTCAGGGGGATCGCGCAGCACGTTCTTCACCATCTTCGGCGTCAGGCCGCACCTCTCTGCAATCTGCCGAATACTCAGATCCCCATCCGCAATGCGGCGAACCGCGCTCTCTCTATCCATCGCCTTACTCCATATCCTACGAGCCCATCGTATCGGTGCAGGTCGAGACCGTCGAGACTGAATTTTGGGACATGCAGGTATGGGCCACCTGCAATTACGTGACGGCCGATGGCGCGATCCACCACAACAGCGGCAAATCGGTCCCGCTCCTGCAGCGGATCCTCGAGCATGGCCGGGAGCAGATGCCATCGGCCGACGGTAAGCGGAGGACGCGGTTCGCGATCGTGCGCAACACGATGCCGGAGCTGCGATCCACCACGGCCGTGACCTACGGGCAGATCTACCCGGCCGACCACTTCGGCGACATCGTGTGGCGATCGCCGGCGACGCATCACATCGCGGTTGAGGATCTCGAGGTCGAGGTCAACCTCATCGCGCTCGACAAGCCGCAGGACGTGAAGAAACTGCTCTCGCTCGAGCTCACCGGCGCCGCGCTCAACGAGATCCGCGAGATCCCCCGCTCGGTGGTGTCGAGGATGACCGAGCGCGTCGGCCGCTACGGGCTCAACGAGCGGGCCACGACATGGCGCGGGATCTGGGGCGACACGAACCCACCGGACAGCGACCACTGGTTCTATCGCTGGCACCACGAGCAGACGCCGCAGGGGTTCCAGTTCTTCGCCCAGCCGCCCGGCGTGCTCGAGGTCGAGCCGCGCGGATCCCGTGGCGCCGAGATCATCGATGAGAATTTCCCGCAGTATCAGGGGGTGAAGCTCACCAGCGCGATCGTGTGGACGTGGTGGAAGGGGGAGATCCGGCAAGTCGAGTGCCCGATCGAGGTGATCCCGGCGGCCGGCCGCTATTGGATCATCAACCCGTGGATGGAGAACCTGCCCGCGCTCTCGAAGGTGTCGGCCGAGACGAACCCGCTCGGCGCCCGGAGCTATTACGGGCTCGCCCTCGGCGGCAAGACGGTCGAGGAGATCCAGAGCTACCTGCAGGGCGTCTACACGTTCGTGCTCGATGGCAAGCGGTGCGTGCCGTCCTACAACCCGCAGGTTCACGGCGTCCAGCATCTCCCGGTGCTCGAGGATGCGAAGATCATGGTCGGAATGGACATCGGCGGCGGCACGCTGCAGCCCTCGGCCGCGATCTTCCAGCGCCACCCGCGCGGCCCGTATCTCTTCCACCGCGAGGTGGTGTGCTTCGATATGGGGGTCAAGCGCTTCGGCGAGCTGGTGGCCGGCGCGCTCATCGAGCATTTCCCGCAGCACGTCGAGCGCGGGCTCATCGGCACGTTCTACGGCGACCCGGCCGGCGAGAAGCGGGACGAGATCTTCGAGACCGCGAGCTTCGACTTCCTCCGGAACACCTACGGGTGGACGGTCATGGCGGCGCCGACGCAGGATCCGAAGATGCGGATCGCCGCGCTCAACGCGCCGTGCGAGCGAATGATCGATGGCAGGCCCGGGATGCTGGTCAACAAGACCGGGTGCCCGATGCTGCACAAGGGGCTGAGCGGCGCCTACCACTTCAAGCGGATGGCGATCTCCGGCGAGGAGCGGTTCATGGACAAGCCGAACAAGAACGACGAGAGCCATATCTGCGAGGGGGCAGGATATGGCTTGCTCGGCGCCGGGGAATTTCTTAGGCTCGGAGGACGCACCGAAGGATCCTCTATGCCCGACATGGCAGATGGGGATTTCATGCCATAGGAGGATCAACCCCATGAGATACTCACCGGGCGACTTGCATCGCATGATCGCCAGTTCATCCGCCGACCTCGAGCTCGGCTCGATCTACGTTCACGCCAAGGGCGATCGCTACATGCTCATCTCGGTCGCGCTGCGCGAGGCTGACCTCGAGCCGCTCGCGATCTACGCGCCACTGCAGCCCGAGGCGCTCGGCTTCTCCATCTCGTTCGCCCGGCCGGTCTCGGAATTCCGCGATCGCTTCTCGCTGGATCACGGGCATGAATAGGCCGACGCCGGCCGAGATCGATGAGACGCTCCGCGCTCACGCGATCCCGATCCCCGAAGGCTACACGCTCATGGGGCTCGCCTTCTCCAATGCCGATGGCCAGCCGACGCTCTACGTCGCCGGCGAGGGGTTGCCCTCGATGGTGTGGGAGCACAACCCGGCGCGATGGAAACGCGTGGCCGAGGCCCAGCTCCATGGCTAGGGAGCCGCGCCAGATCCCGCCTGTCACCCGGGAGAACATCGAGCTGGTGCTCGCCCGGTTCCGCGCGTGCAAGACGATCGAGCAGGTCAATCTCGCGGCAAAGGAAACGAGCCATTTCGTCCAAGACGTGGCCGACAGCGCGCGCCATTCGGTGCGGGCTTTGCACATCCGAAACCTCGCCGCCTATCAGCGGTGGAAGATCAGAAAGGGAATTCAATGACCGAGACGCCAGACAGCTACCGCGTGACGGCCGACGAGATCCGGCAGTTCGTGGAGCGCTTCGAGAACCTCGAGGCCGAGAAGGCCGATATCGCCGACCAGCAGAAAGAGGTGATGGCCGAGGCGAAGGCCCGGGGATACGACACCAAGGCGCTGCGCAAGATCATCGCGCTGCGGAAGCGTGAGCCCGACGACATCGCCGAGGAGCAGGCGATCCTCGAGATGTATGCCGAAGCTCTGGGGATGGTGATATGAGCGCGATCCTCACCCGCTTCACCGACGAGCAGCTCCTCGCCATGCACCGCGTCGTCAAGACCCGGCTGCGCGCGTTCTTCTCTCACCCCCGGGACGTGATCGCGCTCCGGGGCGAGCTGCAGAGGAGGGGCCTGTCATGAACGATCGAGCGATCGAACACGCGGGCCTCGACCCGTGGGAGATCCGGGCGCACCTCGAGCGGCTCGGCCACGATCCTGCGGCCCGGCTCATCCGGCAGCTCGTGGCGGCGCTCCCGATGCCATCGCGCAGCGTGGGCATGACCGCGCCGGGGCGGATCCGGCATCTCGAGGAGGAGCTCGGCCTTGTCCCGGAGACCGAGATCCTCGGGGACGTGGCAATTGACGCGCGGAGGATCACGGGGATCGATCGAGCGGCCACGCGCCCGGCCTTTCCCAAGCCCAACTTCGGCCCGGGCGTCGAGGTGATCCCGCACAAGGGCGAGATCTCGTGACGTTCGCGGGCCACCTCACGGCGCAGCTCGAGCAGTGCACCGCCGAGGATTGGCGCGAGGGGGCGGGGTTCTATCCCGCCCTCCATCGAAGCCTCGCCGAGGTCGCGGATTACTACGGCTTCCCGCTCGCGCCGGTGGTCGGCGCCTTCGCCATCCTCTCGCCGCGCAACACGCTGGACGGGAACCTCCGCAGTCTGGTGACATGCCTTGCCGCGATCCGGCGGGGGATGCCGGCTGGCCTCGTGCCGGTGACGACGCTCAACCGCAACCGCGACACCGCGTTCCAGATCCTCACCGGCGAGGCCGACTTCGGGGATCTGGTCGAGGGCGTGAAGGTCACGGCGTTCCGGCATAACATCCTCTTCCCCAGCTCGAGCGATCGGATCACGATCGATGGCCACATGGTCAACCTCATGACCGGGGAGCACAGGTCGATGCTCGACGCCCTGCTCTTCATGCGCCAGACCGGCGGATATCAGGAATACGAGAGGACGTTCCGGCGCTGGGCCCGGCGGCACACCACGACGGGCGCGATCTGCAACCTGCAGGCGGTGGTATGGACCGGGTGGCGCCGGCGGATCGAGAGCGCGAAGGTGCAGCCATTGCGGATCCAGCCCGCCTATGAGATCCAGCCCTATGAATTCAGGGGGATTGCATGAGTGATCCGAACCTCGACCCGCAGCTCGACCTATCGATCGAGAGCCTAGCGCGAGCCTGCAAGGGCGACGTGTCCAAGCTCCCGAGCTTCGTGGTGCACGATGACGCCGCGTGGCCGTGGTATAACAAGGTGCGGCCGGCGAAGGGCAAGATCCACATCCGCCGATCGACGTTCAACCGCGTTGTGGTGGGGCAGGTTCCGGTGCGTGCCGGGCTCTGGATCCGCACCGACGCGCAAGAGTTCTTCATCGATCTGCAGCCGCATCACCTGCAAGGATCAACGCCCGCCGGTGAGCACAAGGCCGATGCCCGCGCCGCCCGGCAGGTTGTGAAGGCCGACGCGGCCGGGCGGCTACCAGACGAGGACGGATATGGAACGGAGATTGTGGAACGATCTGAGAGGCGGAAAGTCGAACGCGGAGATCTTGAGCGAATTGCGGCCGATCCAGAACGCGGATCTGTCCGTAGCTCCGTTTTACCTCGAAGAGGCGGCGAGGAGTAGCTGGCAATGGGGCATGACCATTGACGATCAATGGATCGCGGGAATGGCGATCGTTCCGGGAGACCGCCCGGGCACGGGCTGGTTCTCCGGCTACACCGGGTTGGCCCTCCGATCGTTCTGGCAGATCCGCCCCATGTATCCGATTTTCCTCGATCTCCTGCGGCTTGGACCCTACCACGAGCTGCGGGCATGGGTGCACTGGCAGGATCCCGTCGATGAACCCTTTGCCAAAGCCTTCGGTTTCAGACTAGATTGCGGCCCAGCGTCAGCCTTTAGCCCGGCAGGGCATGATATGGGTCTATGGCTTTGGAGGCGATGACATGAGCGGTTTTTTCGGTGGTGGTGGTGGTGGCAACGCGGAGGCGGCCGAAGCGAACGCGGCGGCCCGGCGGCGCGAGCAGGAAGGCGGCGAGGACGAGATGCGCGCCCGCCAGCGCGGTGAGCGCGGATCCGGCGGTGGCCGTGGGCGTGGCCGCGATATGCTGGTCGGCCGGCTGAGCAAGGTGCTCCCGACGAACCTCGGCGGCGTGTGATCCATGCCCCAATGGTCCGAGGAAGAGGCGCGGCGCCACATCCGGCGGGCGGAGGCTGACAAGTCGGCGAGCGATGAGATCTACCGCGAAGCCGTCGAGCTCACCTTCCCCGATCGCGAAAACTGGACGCGCACCAAGGAAGGCACCGACAAGTCGGCGTATTCTTGGGACAGCACGCCGCAGGTCTCGGTGATCCGCGCGGCGAACCGCCTGTCATCGGACTTCACCCCGCAGTTCATGCCGTGGTGCGAGGTGGGCCTCGGCCCGGCCGCCGAGAAGATGCCCGACGCCGCTTTCGAGCAGGCGACCGGGCGCAACAAACAGCAGGCCAAGGGCGACCTTGAGAACCTCACGGCCGTGGTGCAGGCGATCTTCAACGGGCCCGGCTTCCCGACCGCCTCCAACGAGATGTATATCGATTGGCACTACGGGCAGGGTGGCATGAGGATCATGCCGAACGAGGATCCACTCGACGCGCCGGTCACGTTCTCGGCCATGCCGCTCTCGCATTTCTACGCTTACGAGGGCCCGAACGGGAAGCTCGATCGCTGGTTCTTCTGGCACACGATGCGGCCCGATGCCGTCGAACAGGAGTGGCCTGACGCGAAGATCCCGGCCGAGCTCGAGGAGATGAAGAGCTCGACCCGGAAGCACGAGGCGAAGCTCTGCTCGGTGGTGTATCGCGACTACAAGGAGCGCGATCGGAGCTACCGTTACGAGGTATTCCTCCTCAACAAGAGCGGGTGCACGCGGATCGTCCAGCGCCAGAGCCGCACGCCGCCGTTCGTCACGCCGCGCTACTCGAAGCTCCCGGGCGAGAACCGTGGGCGCGGGCCCGTGCTCTTCGCGCTTCCCGACATCCGCACCACGAACAAGATCGTGGAGATGACCCTGCGCGCCGCAGCTCTGGCCGTCGCCGGCGTCTACACCGCGACCGAGCAGGGCGTTGACGGGCCGGTCAGGATCAAGCCGCTCGCGGTCATGAAGGTGCGGTCTAACGGCGGGCCCAACGGGCCGAGCCTGCAGCGCCTCGACACGCCCAGCCGTATCGACTTCGGCGAGGTGCTGCTCGAGAAGCTCCATGAGAACATCAAGAAGGTCATCGGCGACAACAGCCTCCCGCCCGAGGCGGGCCCGATCCGCACGGCGACCGAGTTCGTCCAGCGGGCGCGCGAGCTCGTGAGCGACCAAGCCGGCGGCCTCGGCCGTCTCTATGCGGAGTTCGTGATCCCGGCGGTGCAGCGCGTGGTGGACATCCTCGAGAGCAAGAAGCTCATCTCGACCGAGGGGCTCAAGATCGACCAGTTTCTCATCGAGGTGCGGATGATCTCGCCGCTCGCGAAGGGCGAGCAGATGGCCGAGGTCGAGAACATCGTGCGGTTCGTGGAGATGCTCCGCGTCATGGGTGGCCAGCAGGGCGAGCAGCTCGTGGCCCTCGAGATGGACATCCCGGCCGCGACCGGCCGCCTCGGCGATCTCATGAACGTCCCGCAGGACGTGCGGAACAGCGCCGAGAAAAAAACCGGGATCCAGAAAGCGGCGGCCCGGGGTGGAGTGCAGCAGGCCGGCGGCTCGCCAGAGCAGGCCGAGGCTGCGGCGGCAGAGGTTGAACAGCTCGAGGCAAGGCGCGCATGACATACGATCCCTTCAAGGAATTCCTCGACGTGATGGGCACGCCCCAGATGCAGGGGAAGGTTGACCGCGTGAACGCGAATTTCGCGAACGAGGGGTTCCTCGATCCGGCCGTATACCTCGCCGTGTTCTCCTCGCCCGAGGGGCTCATGGTGCTGCAGGATCTTCATCAACGGTTCGTGGATGTGCACCGGGTTGTCCCGGGTGAAGGCGCAGACGCGGGCTTCTATCGCGAGGGCATGGCCGCCACCGTGATGCACATCGGCGCAATGATCGAGCGCGCAGCACAAGGAGAACAGGACGATGGTCAAGACTAAGGCTCAGCTCATCGAGGAGCTGCAGGACGCGGGAGCCCCGCTCGAAAAGGAAGTGCTCGAGCAGATGACCGTCAAGGAGCTGACCGCGCTCATCGAGGGCGAGGGCGATGTTCCGGAGACGGCCGTCGCGACCGTGCGGCGCAAGGTCAATCGCGGATCCATCCGCCGGATCAACAAGGCGAGCGATACCTTCCGGGGCGCGCTCAAGGCGTTCGCCGAGGAGCTCGACCGGCAAGCGTGGGTCGAGGATGACCAAGGCTCCCGCGTCGGATCCGTCGCGCTGGTGCAGTATCTCCGGCAGTGCGAGGCCGACGTGAACGATGAGCTCAACAAGCTCCTCGGCTCGCCCGCCGCAAAGGATCCTTCCGCGATCGAATAACCAATCCCGTCCACGCGTCACGAATGAAAGGAATACCCATGACCAAAGGCGAATATCGCGTCGGCATCACGTTCAACCCGTCGGGCGACGATCGGGTGAGCGAGATCAAGAGAATGGCCGCCGACCTCATCGACATGATCGAGGACATTCCCGCGCCGAATGCCGAGATCTCCCCCGAGCAGGATCGGCAGCGCGGCGAGGTGATGCGGCTCAAGGCGCACGCTCAAACGCTCGTGGAAGATGCCGCGATGAATGCGGTTAAGGCAGCCACCAAGCGGCAGCCGGGAGAGTGAGGTGAACCATGCTCGTTAAATCCTATCTGCGCGGGTTTGATCCCCGCGCCTTCGAGAAACCGGGAGAGGGAGACGGCGGAGCTACGCCGCCGGATCCCGGGGTAAATCCCGGTCAGGGCGGAGAGGATCCACCGCCCGGGAGTGGAGGGCCGGGGGGCGAAGATCCCCCGCCCGCCAAGCCTTCCTCCATCCTCGACTTCGCCACCAAGGGTGAGGATCCCAACGCGCCGCGCGGGAAATTCGAGGTGCCCGATGGGCTCGAGATCCCCGATCATCTGGTCGGCGACGACGCCACGACCACGCTCTCGAAGGTGCTCAAGGCATATCAGGGCGCGCGGGCCGAGCTCTCGAAGGGTGGCCAGAAGCCCAGCGAGGCGATCGGGGAGATCCCCAAGGATCCCGCCGGTTACGAGATCACCTCCGAGGATCCCGAGGATCCCGTGTTCAAGGACATGACCTCGGAAGAGAGCAAGCCGATCATGGACGCGTGGCGCAAGGCGGCGAAGGAAGCCGGCCTCGGCACCAAGCAGTTCGATGCCTTCATGAAGATGGGGTATCAGAACATGATCGAGGGCGGGCTCAAGGTCGAGACCGATCCCGAGAAGGCGGCGCAGATCAACGGCGAGGCCGAGATGCAGAGCCTCGTGCAGGAGGTCGGCAAGGCCGAGGCTGACCAGATCCTCCGCCAGCTCGACACCTTCGCCGTAGGGCTGGCCAAGCGCGGCGTTCTCAGCTCGGAGGATGACGTGCAGGAATTCGGGCAGATGGTGGGCACCGCCCGCGCCGCCCGGATCATGCAACGGATCATCGTTGGCGAATTCGGCGAGAAGGCGATCCCGTCGAACACCGATGGCCCGGCCGGCACGCCCACCGTCGAGGAGGCATACGCCGCGAAGGATGCCGCGCTCCGGATGCCGCCGGGATCCGATCGGGATCTCGCGGTGCAGCGCGCCGAGGAGATGATCGGCAAGGCGCTGCAGGAGGGTGGACAGACCGGGACGATCCGCTCTAGGGTTCTCTAGTCTGGTTTCGATACTGCCAAGGAACACCTCGCCCGCCCGGATCCTCCCCCGGGCGGGCTTTTTCTTGACAGCCCGGCGCGCTCCCGTATGTTCTGTGCGCAGATGCAGACCCGCGAAGGATCGGCACCCGGGGCGCAAGCCATCTAGGCCCGGATCCCTTCAAGGCCCTCGATCTATCCCGATTGAAACCTTGAATGGAGATGGCCAATGTCCACTTCTCTCTCCGCCGCAGCCATTGCGTCCTTCGACGCAGACGTGAAGCACGCGTATCAGGACAAGGTGTCCAAGCTGCGCGACACCGTGCGCGTCAAGACCGGCGTTGTCGGCTCGACCCACCGCTTCCCGAAGCTCGGCTCGGGCATCGCGACGCAGCGCGTCCCGCAGACCGACGTGGTTCCGATGAACCTCGCGCACACCAACGCCACGGTGACGCTCGAGGATTGGAACGCCGCCGAATACACCGACGTGTTCAACGATGCGAAGGTGAATTTCTCGGAGCGCCAAGAGCTCGCAGCCTCGATCGCCGGCGCCATCGCGCGTCGCGAGGACCAGCTCATCATCGACGCCCTCGAGGCCACCGCCACCTCGCTCACCGTCGCCAGCTCGATCGGCGGCGCGAACACCGACCTCAACGTCGCCAAGCTCCGCCGGGCATCCCGACTGCTCGGCGATAACCAAGTCGGCGAGGATGAGGAGATCACCTATGTGGGATCCTACATCGGCCGCGAGGCGCTGCTCGGCGAGACCGAGACCACGAGCTCGGACTTCAACACGATCAAGGCCCTCGTGAACGGCGACATCTCGTCCTTCATGGGCATGAATTTCAAGTGGATGGCCTCCCGGGCCGAGGGCGGTCTCGACCTCACCGGCGGCGATCGCTCGACGTTCGCCTATGCCAAGAGCGCGATCGGCCACGCCATCGGCATGGATCAGCGGATGGAGGTCAACTACATCCCGACCAAGACCTCTTGGCTGGCCAACATGCTCTTCTCGGCGGGTTCGATCGAGATCGACGCCGGCGGCGTGGTGGATATCACCTGCGACGAGGACGGCGCCTAAGCCTCTGGGGCGGCCTTCGGGCCGCCTCTTCGCTCATCTGAAAAGGAGGCCATCACATGGCATTCGACATCACCAAGCTCGAGAACCACTCCGGCTCCGGCCCGGCGCCGAAGCTCTGGACCTACGACAGCGGCACGGACAACCGGGCGGCCGTCAAGGGTGCGGGCTATTTCAACAGCGCCGCGAACCTTCTGACGGTCGGCGATCGCATCATGATCCACGCATCGGACACCGACTTCGATTGCCACGTCTCGGCGATCTCGGCCGGCGTGGTCACGATCGCAGCCGTGGACGCGTTCGCGTAAGGTTTCGCTCGGTCCTTTCTGACGCGTGGACGGGGTGAAGGGGCCGGGCGGGGGAGACCTCGCCCGGCCTTCACATAGGGGGAAGCCGGATGGCCGACAGCAAAGAAGATATCGCCTCGCAAGCTCTCACCCGCCTCGGCGAAGGCACGATCTCATCCTTCGATGAGGACACCGAAACCGCCGAGAGCGTGGCCCAGCTCTATGAGCCGACGATCCTTTCCCTGCTCGCCCGCTACCCGTGGCGCTGGGCCAAGGCCAGATCCGTTCTGAGCAAGGACGGCGCCGTCACGCCGGCCAATGAGTGGCGCTTCGCCTTCCTCATGCCCACCGCCCGGATCGATCGGGCCGGCGCGCCGCTCGCGGTGTTCAATTCCACGTCCCTGCGCGCGCCCGAGGTGTTCGATTGGGAGCTCGAGGGGAAGCACATCTTCACGAATTTCGACACGATCGTGATCGAATACATCGCCCGGAAGCCGGAAAGCGAGTGGCCGGGCTATTTCATCGAGCTCGCCCGCGAGGCGCTCGCCGCAGCGCTGGCCCTGCCCGTCACCGAGAACGCCTCGAAGGAAGAATTCCACTCGGTCAAGGCATTCGGAAGCGCCAGCGAGAAGATGGAGGGCGGCCTCATGGGCGCAGCCATCCGGGCCGACGCCCGCTCGCACCCGACGCCCAGCCTGCTCGACGCGTCGGATCCGATCACCGAGGCGCGCTTCGGTGGGTCTCGCGGCAATTCGGGGCAGTGGTAAATGCCGACGGCGCGCCAGACGAATTCTACCTTCGCCTCCGGTGAGTTCGATCCGCTCCTCTCCGATCGCGAGGACGTGGCGTTCTTTTACTCAAGCGCCAAGCGGATCGAGAACGGGATCGTGCTTCCGCAAGGCGGCATCAAGCGGCGCGAAGGGATGCGCCGGGCAGGCAAGCAGCGCGGCCCGATCACGGCCGTGGATATTTCAGGATACACCTTCGGAGCTCCGAACGGAGGCACGGCCGCGAACCTCGACAGCGAGACCGCATCCGACAACGTGACGACAACCGGGGAGATCAACACCGCCACCGAGTATGTCGTGGCCACGATCGACGCCGGATCCGCGCAGCGCGTGAGTATGGCCGACATCACGCCTCGGCTCATCGGCGGCACGATCGCCACCGGCACCCTCGCGCTGCAGTCGAGCGACGACGACGTGACCTATACCACGCGCGCCTCGATCCTCATCGGCACGTCATCGTTCACGCGGCGGTTCGCCACCGCGCCCGACACGGATCTCGGCACCCATCGGTATTGGCGGCTCGCCTTCCTCAATCCCGACGGCGACGACTACGGCACGGATGAGGTCGAGGTCTACGGGTTCAAGATGTGGACCGAGGCGGGCAAGTCGCAAAGCGGCGCGGTGCCCGGGGCGGTGCGGAAAGAGCGGATCACCGCGACACCCACCTCGGAGTTCTGGTGCGTCATGACAGCCGGGAACGCGGACATCTGGTCGGCGGATGGCGTGTGGAAGGCGGCCGTCCCGATCCCGCACGCGGAGGCGGATGTGCCGTGGATCCGCACCTCGCAGAACCGCGACAGCCTGCTCCTCTACCAGATCGAAAACCCGGTGCACCAGATCCAGCGCCTCGAGAACGATGACAGCCAATGGCGCGCGGATCCGTTCGTGTTCTCCACCGTGTCGCAATTCCCCTTCCCGGATGCCACGACAGGCGGGCAGAACGAGCAGCAGGAGCTCAATTTCCAGAGCATGACCGCCGGCAACCGTTTCGTTTTCGAGCTGAACGGCGACATCTCCGATGAGGTGGCGTGGAGCGCAACCGCCGCCACGAACATCACGAACATCACCGCCGCGCTCGAGGGGATGGAGGACATCACCTCGGTGACGGTCACGAACCCGACGGGCACCTCCTACCTCATCGAATTCGACGGCGACGACGCCAACACGTTCTTCCCGATCCTCATCGTGGATATCCTCGATGGATCTGGCATCGTGACCAATTCCCGGAAGCAATACGGCCGACCGAACCAAGAAGATCTCTGGTCGCCGACGCGCGGCTATCCAGCGTGCGGAACCTTCTATCAGGGCGGGCATTGGATGGGCGGCTTCAAGGCCGTTCCCGACGTGGTGGCCAGATCCCGGGCCGGTGACTTCACCGACTTCAAGGGAGATCAGGATCCGGTCGCGACCTCGCCGCTCGTGCTGCAGCCCGACATCGATGATCTGGTGGAGATCCGCGCGATCTATCCCGGCCGCTCGCTGCAGATCTTCACGAGCTCGGTGGAGCTCTACGCTCCGGATGAGCCGATCACGCCCGACAATGCCGCGCTCAAGGTCACGTCGCGGCGTGGCCACCAGAGCCGCACGCAGCCGGTGGATGTGCAGGGCGGCACGTTTTTCGTGGATCGCAACGGCACCGCGCTGCGGGAGTATCTCTTCTCGGAGAGCGAGCAGAGCTACACCGCCGAGCCGATCTCCACGCTGGGCGGCCATCTCGTGGCGCAGCCGGTCGATATGGCGCTGCGCCGCTCGGTCGATACCGATGAGCCGACGATCGTCTATCTCGTGAACCAAGGCCGCGACCGGAATTTCGAGAAGGTGCCGGGCGCCGCGCTCACGGTGGACCGGGCGCAACAGATCTCGGCCATGGCGCGGATCACCACGCGCTTGGGAGATCTCGAGGCCGTATCGGCAAGCCAAGGCGGCGACGTGGCGTTCATGGTCAACCGCCGGCTGGCCGGCAACGCTTGGAATTACCTCGAGGTGCTGGACGAGAACCACATGGGGGATCACTCGGTCGAGGTGGCAAACCCGGATCTCGAGACCTTCACCGCCACCGCCGCGCAAACGGTTTTCACCTACACGTTCACGAACCCAACCGACGAGATCGACATCGGAGTGTTCACCCGCGAAGGGCCGCTCGACTTGTGGCGCAGGGTCGAGCCTGACCTCTACACCCTCGACACCGGGGCAAAGACGATCACCTTCGACACCGGGCTCGATGCCGGGAAGGTGGTCGCGATCGCGCCGCGCCAGACGAGCTTTACCGTGGGCCACGCGGATCTCGACGGGATCGAGTGTTACCTTCACGTTGACGGCCGCGCCACGGGGGCGCACACGCCGGCCTCCGGGAGCGTCACGATCCTCGGCGATGAAGGGTTCTGGTTCCAAGCGCGGCTCGGCCTGCGCATGGTGCCGCGCATCGTGCTGCAGGCGTTCAAGGGGCAGGGCGGGCAGTCGCCGACGATGCAGAAGCAGCGGATCTTCCGGGCTCTCATCAACCTCGAGCGGACATCGAACCTCGCGATCGGCCTCGAGGGCGAGGACGCCAAGGCGGTGTCACTGGCCAGCCTCGACAGCGGGCGGTATGACGCGGACCTCGAGGAGACGCTCTACTCGGGGCAAGTGCGGATCTCAGGTTTCAAGGGGTGGAAGATCGAGCCGCGCATCGTCATCACCCAATCCGAGCCGGGGCCGTTCTCGATGGTCGCGTCTCGATATGATATCCGGTTCTAGGAGGGCGGGAGCATGGCATCTGCATTCATGGCGATCACCAGCGCCCTCGGAGGGGGCGGAGCTGCAGCGGCAGGCGCCGGCGCGGCCACGGCGGCCTCGAGCATGTTCGCGGGCGGATCTGCGGCGGCCACGGCGGCGACCACGGCAGCAGCGGGCGGCGGCTTCGCATCCACCCTCACGACGGTTCTCTCGATCGGATCCGCGCTGGCCTCGATCGCGCAGGGGAACGCGCAGGCATCCGCGCTCAAGGAGCAGGCGACGCAGGTCGCGGTGCAGGACAGCCAAAGCCGCGCCTCCGACGCGCAGAAGCGCGCCTCGCTGGCCGAGGAATACGCGGACATGACCTCGGAGCAGGCGGCGGTGCAGCTCGCCAACGGGCTCAACCCGGGCGTTGGCACGCCGGCCACGATCCGGGAGGCCACCACGAAATTCGCTGAGCGGAACCTCTCGGTGAGCCGCGAGAACACAAAGAACCGATCGACCGTCGCGCGGCTGCAGCAGCGTTCCCTCATGAAGCAGGCGAGCAGCGCGCGCATGGGCGGCTTCCTCGGCGCGATCGGATCCTTCGGTCGCCTCTACAGCGCGGTGGGCTAAATGGCAGGACGCAGAAACTACGGGGCACGGGTTCGCCGGTATAGCCGGCACCAGCGCGTTCTCACCGAGGTGCAGCCCAGCTACACGCCGGAGAGCGCGGCGACGGCGCAGATGTGGGGCCAGATCAAGTCGGGCCTCGAGGACGGGATCTCGTTCCTCCGCCCGGCCGTGGAGCAGGAGCAGACCGTGCGCGGCGAGCGCGAGGCTCTCGAGGCATACGAGAGCGGATCCTTCGAGATGCGCTCGCCGCTCACCCTGCGAAGCCGGGCGTTCAACACCACGGGCGAGCGGCTCATCACGAACCGCGCGATGCAGCGTTTCGAGGAGGGGCTGCGCGATGTGCAGTCGCGGTCTACCTCGGTCAGCTCGGTGCAGTCGAACCTGCAGGAATTCATGGGGCAGTTCTTCGAGGAGATGCCCGACATCCCCGGCCTGCGCACGCGGTTCGTTTCGCAATTCGAGCGGGCCGAGGCGTCCATGGTGCGCGCCGCAACGCAGCGTGCCGTCGCCGCAGCGAACGCCTCGCGCCGCCGGGCCGTCACGGAAACCCGTGAGCTCATCGAGGCCGAGGCCGAGCGCACGGCTCTGACCGCCGGAACGGAGGGCGAGGTGGCCGAGGTCATCACGCAAGGGATCGAGCTGCTCGCGGCCGATGGCCCGCCCGAAGCCTTTGAGGCCGCCGGCGTCATGTTCCCCCCGGATCCGAACCGCTCCGGGATCCTCCGCGCCGAGCAGATCAACAGCTCCGCAACCGAGATGCGCCAGAACGCGGAGGAGGTATTCCTTCGCGCGCAGATCCTCCAATCCGACACCCCGATGCTTCTGGCCCGGGCCTATGAGGAGGAGGTGTTCTCCGGCAACGCGGATCTTCCGCCAGAGCAGTCGCTCCGCCTTCTGGGATCCCTGCGATCGACGGCACGCCAGCGCGAAAGCGAACGGCTCGCGGCCGAGCGGCAGGTCGAGACGCAGCTCGCCGAAGCGGCGAACGAGGAGCTCAATCCCTACATCGTCGCGGCCGAGAACGGCGTCCCGCAGGCGATGCCGCAAGCCGACCGGGCGGCGCTCCTCGAGAGCGTCTCCGGCAACCCGACGCTGCTCGGTCAGGTCGAGACGCAGCTCGAGATTGCCGACGCGGTGGTCACGCTCCACGGCATGAGCCCGCAAGAGCAGATCAACTTCATCGAGGAGCAGCTCGCCGCCTTCGAGGCGACGCCGGGTGTCGATCGCCGTGAGGCCGCGCTCATCTCGGAGCTGGCGCCACGGCTGCAGGCGCTCCGCCGCGCGATCGATGAGGAGCAGGTCGGCCTCGATGCCGCCGAGGTCGCGGTCAATTCCGGCGCGCTGCTCGATGAGGAGCAGATGGCGGAGCTCGCCTCGCGCGTCGCGGGCTACCCCGAGCTGCAGGCGGCATACGACACGATCGAGGCGGCGCAGGACTACATCACCGGCACCGAGGCGCTCACCGGCGCCCAGCGCGAGCAGCAGTTCAACGCCATCGAGGACGCGCTCACCACGCTCTCGATCGAGGGCGGCCGTGTCGGCGCCGCAGCAGCTCGGCAGCTCGACGCGCTCGAGGGCGCCCGGTCGCCCTCCCCCGCGCTCACGGCTCTCGCGGCGACTGACGCGGCCCGCTTCGCGTCGCGCGTCGGCGTGGAGCTCGAGCCCTTCCCGGAAGAGGCAAGCCTCATGGATGTGGGCGCCACCGTGGCCACCCGCATCGCGCAGATCCAGCCGCAGACGCAGCGCCTCGGCGTCGATTACCCGGTGCCGATCACACAGTCGGAGCTCGAGGCCATCTCCGACATGTTCCAAGGGGCGAACAACGCGAGCCGCGTGGCCTTCCTGCAGGGCTTCGCGGACATGCCGGCACCGCAGCGCGAGCGGATCTTCTCGGCGCTCGGGCAGGATAACCCGCAGATCCTCGCGGCCGCGCGGGTTTCGACCACGGCGCCGGCCGCCTCGAGGGCCATCCTCGCCGGCACCGGATCCACGCTCAACGCCACGCCCACCGTGGTCTCGACGGTCGAGGCGCAGGCGATGGCGCCGATCATGCAAGCCGGGATCCTGCCACCCGCCGAGCTCGACACGGTGCGCACCACGGCGCTGCAATACGCGCGCGGCATGGCGGTGCGGCAAGGTCTCACGGAGATCTCCCCGGCGGATCTCGAGCGCGGCTATGATCTGGCGCTCGGGGCGAATGACGAGGGGGTCGGTGGCATCGAGCCCGTGGCGCGGCGCGGCTTCCTTGGCGGCCGTGACTTCGGCGTTACGATCCTGCCCACCGGCGTGTCCGGTGAGGAGGTGGCGATGGCCCTCGAGAGCCTCACGGTGGAGCGGCTCACCGAGCTGACCGGCGGCCGGATCCTCGATGGCTTCGAAAACGAATACAACCTCGAGCGCTTCACCCGGCAGATCGCCGGCTTGCGCCCGGTCGCCGAGGGCGTCTACGCTCTGACAGACGCGCAGGGCGGTGTGTTCCGCACGCCCGACGGCGAGAACCCGGTGCTTCTCATCCGCCTCGAGGATCTTCTGCAATGACCGGATCCGTCGGCCTCAACTTCACCCCGCTCGAGCCTGACGTTGCCGTCGCTCCCGGATCCGCGATCGGTGAGCGCGTCGGCTTCGGCGAGGCCGTCGGTGCCGGGTTCCGCAGCGCCTCGGAGCTGGGCTTCCGGCGGGATGATGCGCGCCGCCGCGAGGCGTATGGGATCTACATGGACCCGATCGACCGGGCAATTCAGGGCCACATCGATCTCCCGGATCCGATCATGCGCACGGTGGCGGAGGAGGGGTTCGATCCAAGCCTCGAGACGCTGGGGCGGATCCGCTCGTGGGTCGAGGAGAACGGCGCGCAGTATGGATACGATCCCGAGGAGTTCGACCCTCCCGAGGATGTGATCGCCCGGCGTGAGGAGATCCTCTCCGATGCAGCGGCATTCGTGGATGAACAGAACGAGATCCTCGGCCGCGCTGGCCCGGGCACCGCGCTTGCCGGCCAGCTCATCGGTGGCGTCGGCGCCGAGTTCACGGACCCGTTCAACGTGCTCACCCTGCCCGCCGGTGCGCCGGCCCGGGCGGGCCTGCTCGCCACGATGGGGGTCGAGGCCGCGATCAATGCCGGCCTCGAGCTCGCAGAGCTGGGCGCGCGCAACCGCTTTGCCGAGGAGCTGGGGCAGGAGACGCAAAGCCCGCTCGAGGCCGCGACGATCGGCGCGCTCTTCGGTGCCGGCGGTGCGGCGGCCATGCGTGGCCTCGAGGTCGGGACGATCCGGGGCTTCGAGCGCATCGGCCGGTTTCTCTCGCAGCGTGAGCTCCGCGCGCTCGCCGAAGCGGCGGCCGGGAGCGCCAATCCATCCGAGGCCGCGCTCGGGAACGCGCTCCTGCAGGATCTCGCGGAAGCCGGGCAGGTAGGCGCGAACACCTCGCGGGCCGCCGAGGAAGAGCATCAGCGCCGCCTCGCGGAGGCTACGGCCGCCCTTAACGAGGGCCGGGCGGTGAGTATGCCCGACCAGCCGGCGACACTCAGGCCGCGCCCAGACGAGCCCGGCGGCGCCCTCGAGATGGCCGACACCCGGGATATCCAGATCGACACCGGCCGAAGCGACGCGCCCCAGCGGATCAACGAGCCCTTCGATCCCGATCGCGCCGGCGTCGCCATGATCTTCGAGGCCGAGGATGGAACCCGCACGCTCGTGGATGGGCGGGCCCGGCTCGATGCCGCGCGCGAGGCCGGGATCGATGCGCTCCCGTCGCGGATCTATCGCGAGGCCGATGGCTTCCGGATCGAGGATCTCCGGCGGGTTCTCGATGAGATGGACGGCGCCGAGCGCGAATTCCTGCCCGCCACCCTCCGGGCCTATAACGCCATGTCCGATGACGCGTTCAACGTCATGGCCATGGGCGGCGTGGATGCCGGCGTGGCGATGGTGGTCGCGCGCCAGATGGAGAGCAGCCCGGAGCTGCAGTTCGCCATGATCCGCGCTCTGCAGCGTGCCGGCATCAACACGCCGGAGGGCGCGCTCCGCGCCATGCCGGAGCTCTCGCGGGGGCTCGAGCCGATCGTGCCGGAGGCCGACTACACCGCGCGCCAGAAGGTGACAGCGCGGGCGATGGACGGCATCCTCGAGGACGATGAGCTCCTCACCGCCCTGCGCGAGCAGCGTGCCGCCGTGCGCGGCGAGCCGGCCGGCGCGGGATCCGCAGCAGAGGACGCGATCCTCGCCGATGAGCTGCGCTCCCGGGTGATGGAGAACATGGGGCGCAACCCCGCATTGGAGAGGGCGATCAATGCTGCAGCGAAACACTATGCCGCCACCGGCCGACTTGGGGATGGTGCCGGAAGGCTCCTTTCTGAGCTCCGAGGTCTCACCAGATCAGGCGCGCTCGATCGCGCAGGAGACAGCCTTCCTCGAGCAGATGCGGAACCTCAAGGCCCGGCTGCACCGGCACAGGACGGGAATGAGAGGTTCTCCGACCCGATCGACGGTGAGGGAGCAGCCGGACAGGTAGCCGCAACCCCGCTCGTGCGGGATCCTCCGCCGGAGGGCTTCTCGGATGACCTCGCCGGCCGCGAGGATCTCAAGCGCCGCGTCGAGGATGGCGCGCCGCGCGAGGAGATCGACACGCACCCGGCGCTTGTGCGGGCTCTCGAGGAGATGGAGGCCCGCGCCGAGCAGGCCACGGATCTCGCCGAGGTCTACGGCACCCGGGAGTGGCACGACAGCCGTCAGTATGTTTTCGGATCCGAGGTCGAGAGCGGCACCCGGGCGGCAATCCCGCGCTGGCGTGATGAGGCCGAGAGCTTCGCCGGTGAGATGGGCCCGCTTCGGGAGCGCGAGGTCACGATCCTCCTCGGCCCGCCGGCCGCCGGCAAGAGCACGATCGCCGAGGGGCTGGCGCTCGATCGCCGGGCCGCCATCCTCGATCCCGATGAGATCAAGAAAACGCTCCCGGAATACGAGGGCGGCATCGGCGCGGCGGCCGTGCATGAGGAGAGCTCCGATCTGGCCAAGATGCTCGAGGGCGTCATGCGCGAGGAAGGAACGAACATGATCGTTCCCAAGGTCGGCGGATCCCCGGGCAGCATTCGCGCCATGGCCCAGCGCTTCCAAGAGAGCGGCTACCGGGTTTCGATCGTCAACATGGCGGTGTCACCCGACGAGGCATACATCAGGATGATCGGGCGCTTCATCGGCACCGGCCGGATCATCCCGCCGAAATACATGGACGCGGTGGGCGACAACCCGACGCGCACCTATCAGACACTCAGGGATGAAGGAGCTGCGGATGGCTTCGCGGAAATCGACAATAACGGGGGCTTCAACGCGCCAAAGCCCATCACCGAGCGCGTCGGAGAATTCGACCCGTTCGCAGGATCCCGCTTCGATCTGGGCGCGGGCAGAGGAAGCCTACTCGAAGCCGCTAACGGCGGAGCAGGAGCAGGTGATCGCGGGGCTGGCGCGGCCGACATCATCCGGCGAGACGCCCTAGTCGATCGCGTGCCGATCGGCGTGGAGCAGATCGACCGATCGACCACACGCGCGACAACGATGACGCGGCAGGAGCTCGAGGACGAGCTCGTGGCCGAGGAGACGTTCGCCGAAGTGCTGCAGTATTGCGTGAGGTAGGTCATGGGTTTCAAGGACTGTCTCAATCGCGGCATTGCCGACGGATCCATGCCACGCGCGCGGGCCGAGGAGATCGTGCGGCAATACGAGGCGCATTTCAGCGAGCTCGAGATGGAGATGGGCCCGACGCAGGCCGACTATGAAGCAGCGCGTCGTGTCGTCATGGCAGCTCGAGCGGCCGCGAAAGAACGCCGCCGGGTGGCCCAGCTCCAAGCCGATGCGGCCCAGCGACAGGCGCAGCGGTTGCAGGCGTGGACGAACATCTATGGCAACGAGGATCCCGGCGACGCGGTGCAGGCGATCCTTTCCCGGCGGCGCGGCGCCCGGGGCCAGACGGTCGAGGGGCTCTATGAGAGCGTGCGGCGCAGCTACCGACGCGAGATGACCGACGCGATCGTCGCCTTCCGCGCCCGGCTCACCGGCCAGCGCCGCAACAAGGACACCCTCAACAACGTGGTGCGCGAGCTCTTCGGTGAGGGCACCGGCGACGCCATGGCGCGCGGCATCGCGGAGAGCTTCTCGACGGTGGCCGAGAAGGCCCGCACCCGGTTCAACGCGGCCGGCGGGCACATCGGCAAGCTCGAGCGCTGGTCCCTGCCCCAGACGCACGACAGCTCCAAGATCCGCCGCGTGGGGCGCGATGAGTGGACGGCATACATCGATCGGCTTCTCGATTGGGACGCCATGGCGGTGAGCCATAACAACGGCGTGAGGTTCACTCAGGCCGAGAAGCGCTCGATCCTTGAGCAGAGCTATCAGGACATCCGGACCAACGGTTATTCCAAGACCGAGCCCGGCGTGCGTCGCGGCTCGGCGAAGTATAACCAGCGCGCGGATCATCGGTTCTTCCAATTCCGCGACGCGTCGGCTTGGCAGGAATACAACGCGAAATTCGGATCCGGCCGCGACGCGTTCCGGGTGATGCTCGGCCACCTCGACAGCATGGCCAGCGACATCGCGCAGATGGAAATGCTCGGCCCGAACCCGAACCACGGCTTCGCCTACCTCAAGGATGTGGCGATGGATCTGGCGCAGCGCTCCCGGGATCCGAAGGCGCCGGCCCGGGCGGAGCAGCGGCTCAAGCAAGCTGACCGCATGTTCGATATGCTCAACGGCGTGACGAACATCCCGGAGAACGAGCGCGTGGCGCGCGGGTTCTCGGCTCTGCGATCGAGCCTCACGGCCGCGCACCTCGGCTCGGCGGTCATCTCCTCGGTCACGGACTTCAACACGAACCGGCTGGCCGCCTCTTTCGTGGGCATGAACCAAGCCGGCTTTCTCCGCCAGATGCGCCGGCTGGTGTCGAGCAAGGACTTCCGCGAGGACGCGAACCGGCTGGGCCTCATCTTCGAGAACGCGGTCGATCAAGGCAACGCGGTCGCGCGATACGAGCTCGAGAACGTCCATGTCGAGTGGGCCTCGCGCGCGGCCGACTTCACGATCCGCGCCTCGGGGCTGGGCTACCTGACCGAGATCCAGCGCCAGAGCTTCGGTCTCGAGTTCATGAGCACGATGGCCTCGAAGTGGCGGAGCTCGAGCTGGGAAGAGCTCGGCACCACGGGCACGGGCTGGCGCCGCACGATGGACAAGCGGTTCAAGCGCGCGATGGAGGATTACGGCTGGGACGCTGAGGCATGGGAAGCGCTCCGCGCGGCCGGCACCTACAGGCTCAAGAACGGGCTCGAGGTGGTGCGGGCGCAGGACATCGAGGCGGCCGGCAGTCAGCGCGTCGCGGATCTCTACATGGAGACGATCTCGCAGATGACCGAGTTTGCCGTTCCCTCGAGCGACACGCACGGCCGCGCGCTTGTGCTCAACGGGACGCAGCCGGGATCCCTCGGCGGCGAGCTCATCCGGGCCGGCCTGCAGTTCAAGGCGTTCCCGATCACGATGATGACAACGCAGATCTCGCGCGTCATGGCCGAGTGGAACGCCGGCAGGAAGGCGAACGCGGTGGGCTACGGCGCGAGCCTCGTGATCGGATCCACCATGCTCGGCGCCGTGGCGCTATGGCTCAAGGATATCGTGGCCGGCCGGGATCCGCGCAACGCGGCGACACCGAAATTCTGGGCGGCGGCGATCGCGCAGGGCGGCGGGTTTGGTCTCTTCGGCGACTTCTTTTTCTCCGACGTGAACCGCTTTGGCGGCGGCGTGGGATCCAGCCTCGGCGGCCCGCTCACCGGGTTCTTCGATGACTTCGGCAAGCTCACGATCGGGAATGTGCAGGAGGTGCTGCAGGGCGAAACGCTGGCCGAGGCGAACGCGGGCCGCGAGGCGGTGCGGTTCCTCGAGCGGTATACACCGGGCAGCTCTCTATGGTATGCCCGGCTTGCGCTCGAGCGGGAGATCTTTGATCGCTTGCAACGTGTCGTGGATCCGAACGCGTCCAGATCCTTCGGCTCGCAGAACCGCTACCCCGACGACATCGGGACGCAGTTCTTCGCACCCCCCGGCGAGCGCATCGGAGATGCTCGCTTGCCTGACCTCGGCAACATCATCGAAAGGCGCGAATAATGACGGTTGCATCTAACGATCTGCTAGTCGGCCCGGTGACGCCCACCGTCGGGACCACGCTCATCTCGCTCGACTTCTATTTCGAGAGCGCCTCGGATCTCGAGGTATACAAGAGCGGATCGAACACGCCGCTCACGATCACCACGGATTACACGGTGAGCCTGCCAAGCGCGGTGGGTGCGACCGACGGCTCGATCTCTCTGGTGGTCGCGGCGAACGGGACCGATCGGTATTCGATCTACCTCAAGCAACCGTTGCAGAGATCCGCGGATCTGCAATTCCGTGGGGATCTGCGCTCGCCCGTTCTCAACGTGGAGCTCGACCGGCTCTGGCGCGCGGTGCAGGGGATCAACACCGCGCTCGATCGGGTGTTCCGGTTCTCGCAGACTTCCGATGTGCCGGCGCCCCTCGATGCTGAGACGGCCGCCTCGAGAGCTGACAAGATCATCGGCTTCTCGGCCGACGGCACCGGGCTCGCACTCATCGTCACGCCGAACGAGCTCGCCACGCTGGCCGGGTTGACCTCGGAGATCGCGGTGATCGGCGGGCTAGAAACCGAGATCACCACGCTGGGCGCCCTTGGGACTGAGATCTCCGGGGTCTATGCCATTCGAAATGACGTGAGCACGGTTGCCGGGATCGCCGGGAATGTCACCACGGTTGCCGGGATCTCTGCCAACGTGGGCACCGTCGCGGGCATCGCTGCGAACGTCACCACGGTGGCCGGTCTCGACACCGAGATTGCAGCCTTGGCCGCCATCACGGCCGACATTTCCGCCGTTGCCGCCATCGATACCGAGGTGGGCACGGTGGCCGGTGACAGCGCGGACATCGCGACACTCGCCGGGATCTCGGCCGACATCTCGGCTCTCGCGAATGCGACCGGGGGGAACATCGCCGGGGCGTGGAATTTCACCGGGACATTCGAGGTCACGGGCGTGTTCGTCGTCTCGACAGAGGCGATCAACTGGACCGGATCCGTAACGCTGGACCCTGCCAACGGTCTGGTGCAGGAGATCACGCTCACCGGGAACGTTACCGCCGTGACGGACAACCTCGCCGACGGTGAAAGCGTGATCCTGCACATCGATGATGGCACCGCCTACACGATCACATGGCCGACGATCACATGGGTCTCCGGCGATGGCGTGGCGCCGACGCTGCAGGCGACGGCCGACACGGTGGTGTCGATCTGGAAGGTCGGAGCCACGCTCTACGGCTTCGCGAGCAACGGAGCATAAGATGGCAGGCTTGATCCTTCCGCATCAGGGCCTCATCAGGGGCGGCGTCGTGCTTCCCGACATCCAGCTCGACCCGCTCGACTGGTCGGTTGACGGTGAGCCGATCACCGTGAGCTACCCGGGACCGGGTTTCGTCGCGATCGGCATCGTGTATTTCGGCGGCGGTTCTTTTTCGATCTCCTCTGGCATCAGCATTGACGGCGTGGCGGTGCCGAATATCACGGGCTCCGGGGGGACGAACGCAGGGAGCGGCCTCTTCGCCACCATGCTCGCCAGCGGTGGCAGTAAGGACGTGGAGTGGATCGGCGGCACGAGCACGGTTTACAAGGCGTATAGCATCTACACGCCGCTCGTGAGCAGCGCCACGCCCGTGTTCTCGCGCACCAGTAACAACTCGGCGCAGACGGTTGGAGCTGGCGATATCTTTCTGGTCGGCTGCGCCTACGACACGACGCAGGCAGCAGGGGGCAACGCCTTCACCGGAGACTTCACCGACACCGAGGATATCGCTCTTTGCGACTTCGGATACTCGCTCCCGCTCGCCACCCCGAACGGCAGTAACCAAGTCGCGGTCAGTCACTCAGGGTTCCGCTCGGCGTGCTTTGCCGGCTTCCGTTAACAGGAGGACACCATGTCTCGCTTCATTCGCCTTGTGAACGGAACGCCCGAGCCGATCACGATCGCCAAGATCCGCCGGGCCTTCCCGAATGTCAGCTTCCCGCAGGGCTTCCCGGCCGGGGCGCTCGCCCGGTTCGACGTGTTCCCGCTCGTGGATCCCGGGCCGCCTGACATCGATCCATCCCGGCAGACGATGGCGGTCGGCCCGATCCGTCAGGTGGACGGTGAGTGGACGCAGACCTATGTCGTGACCGATATCCCGCCGGCCGAGCGCGAGGCCGAGGCCGAGAGGGAGACCGGCCGGCTTCTCGATGAGGCCGGGGATCTCTTCATCTCGGGGATGATGGCGCAGCTCGACGTGACCCGGGCGCTGGTCGAGCGAGCGCGCGCCGGGCAGGCAACGCCGGCGATCAACGTGATCCGGCAGCAGTTTCGAGATCGGGTTCTTTTCTATGAGAGGCGGAAGCGGGGGCTCTGAGTGAATGCCGGATCCCATATCCCAGACAGACCTCGCCCTCATGAAGCGGGATATCGAGGATCTGCGAAAGCAGAACGCGGAGCTCGAGGCGAAGGTGGACGAGCTGCAGCGCCTCGACACGTCTCGCGTGCGGGCGGCGGCGGTGGCGCTGGGCGGGGCGGTGCTGGCGCTTGGAACATACATATGGACCTCGCTCGTTGGGAGCGTGCCGCGATGAGTAAGAGAGCAGCCGAGGGCGTGGCGTCTTTTCTCGGGGTTCTCACCGTGCTCCTGCTCGGTGTCGTGATCTACCTGCAGGCCACAATCAACCGCACGCCGCCGATCTCGGCCTTCACCTCGACGGAGGTCATCAACGAGGATTGTTGCGTTGTGCCGGGCGGGACGCTCTTCGTGCGGATCTACCGCGAGAAGCTCCGCGATGACTGCTCGGTCACGAGCCTGCGCTCGGCCGTCGCGCTGGACAACGGGAACAACGGCCGCGCCTACCAGCTCCCGCCCTCGATCGACATGGCCGGCGGCCCGACCGATCAGAGCTATTTCGACCAAGGCTACCCGATGCCCGCATGGCTCTCCCCGGGTGAGTATCTCCTGCGGGTGCATCTGATTTACGATTGCCATGGGATGGTGTTTCACTATGACCAGCCCGACACCCCTTTCACGATCACGGAGGCGCGAGGGTGATGAAGCGGATCATCATGCACTGGACGGCAGGCGGGCATACCGCCAACGCGACGGACAAGCGACATTATCACTTCATCGTGGATCTCGACCCGAACGGGAAGCCGCGCGTCGTCGCCGGGAACCAGCCCGTCGAGGCGAACGAGCGGATCGCGAAGCCGAACGACGGCGACACCTACGCCGCGCACACCCGGGGCACGAACACCGGATCGATCGGCGTGGCCGTGGCCGGGATGAGGAGCGCGCGCGAGCGCCCGTTCTCGGCCGGGCCCAGCCCGATGACCGAGGGGCAGATCGATTTGCTGGTCGCGTTCGTCGCGGATCTCGCGAAGCAATACGGGATCCCGGTCACGCCCTCCACGGTGCTGACCCATGCGGAGGTCGAGCCGACGCTCGGCATCAAGCAGCGCAACAAGTGGGACATCATGTGGCTTCCGGGCATGAACGCGACGCAGGATCCCATCCAGATCGGGAACATCCTCCGCGCGCGCATCAAGGCCGCGCAGGCCGGCCGACCCACCGCCGGCGTGATCGACCCATCGAAACCCTTGGGGGCGCCCAGCGTCGCCGTGGTGATCGGTGTGATCCTTGCGGCGGTCGCCGCGTTCTTCGGCTTCGGAGGCTGACCAATGCGCTACGTTCAACCGAGATCCCTGACGTGGTGGAGCGGCGTGGTCGCCGTTCTCCTCGGCGTTCTGTCCATGGCAATCCCGGAAAGCATGGCGCTCACCGAGCTCGGCCGTGTCGTCGCCACGCTGGCCGCGTCGGGTGACAGCTCGCCGGCCGGGCTCATCCTTCTCGGGACCGGCATGATCGGGATCCGGGCGAAGCTCGAGCGCACCGCCAGAGGCGCGCCGTGAGCGCCGTGCTGGCCGCCTTCCTTGGTGCGGTGCCCGGAGAGGTCTGGTCGGCGCTGGGCGCGCTCCTCGTGGGCGCGGTGGGCGCGTGGGTGCAGAAGGTGCGGGGGCGCCGCGAGGGCCGCCGGGAAACGATCCACGAGCTCGAGGAGCTCGACAAGGGGGAAGCCGATGAGATCCGTAGACGGCTGGAAAGCATCGATCGCGAGCGTTCTACTTCTGAGCGGCTGCGCCGTATTGGGCGGTGGCGCGGATAGCCTCCGGCCTCAGAGCTTTGGGGATGAGACCCGCCGCGCGTGGTGCGAGGCGCTCATCGGGAACGCGCCCAGCGCCTCGGCCGAGGACACCGAGCAGACGCAGGAGGAGGTGGCCGACATCGGCGAGGTGATCTTCCTGCTCTGCGAGGACTTCATCCAATAGGAAAGGGGCGAGCCGAAGCCCGCCCCTTCCATCCACGAGCGTGCGGCTTACTGGATCACTTCTCCGAAAAACCCGCAGCGATCGGTGCGCGGCCCGGGCATCCGGGGCAGGGCGCCGTTGCCCTCACGCTCGACCGTGACAGTCGTGGTGATCGTGTCCAGATCATCGAAGTTCTGGGGGCCGGCCGCCTTCACGCGCTGCCCGCCCTGCACCGAGAACGTGGCGCGGTAGGTGGCGGATCCGGCAAAGCCCTCATCGCGCACGAGCGTGTAGCCCGCGCCGACATCGACGTTGAGCGTCGGGCCGCCGAGCCGCTCGATGGCCACGGCCTGCGGCACGGTGGAGCGAACAGCGAGCACGTTGTCGCCGAAGGCTTCGGAGATCCCGTTGGAGGTCAGGTTCTCCCCGGTGACGGGCGCGCCCCATGGCGTGGTTTCGGTGGTGGTGCCGTATTCCACGGTCACCACATCCTGCTCGACCTCTTCCTCCTCGGTGCCGCCGGAGGCGGTGCTCTCCACCGAGCAGTGCTCGCCAAGGCTCATGACCTGTTGCGGCGTGAGGGGCTGATACTGGAAGCGATCACACCCGTGGATGTAGACAGGGAGTGCGGATGTATCGACCAGCTCGCCGCCCCGGAAGAGCGTGACCTCACGCTCGCACCAGTCTTGTGCGAAGGCCGCGCCGGCCATGGCGTTGAGGATGATGCAGCCTCCGACGATCGCGGCCGTGCGGGCGTTGAGGTGCTGGCGTTCGCAGAAATTTGCGATTGCGGTTTTCATGGTAGATCCTTTCGGTTTCAGTCGTGTTGTGCGGCGGCTTCCTTGAGCGAGGCGTGGTGCCCGCCGTCGATCAGCCATCCGCGTTCCATGTTGCTCCGAGACTTGAACCATTGGCCATAGCTCTCAGAGCCCTTCGTCGCCGCGATCTGCGCCGCGTCGAGAAGCTCATCGGCGTTCATGCCCGGGAGCGTTGCCGCCGGTGCTGAGCGCCCGCCACCGTCATCGTCGTGACCTTCCGTCACGATGTTGAAGGCTGCGCATAGGGTGTATCGCTGGCCGTAGGATCCCGAGGATCCCGCGCCCTGCGTCGGGTTCTTGGCGCCGCTCTGGTCGATCGCCAGAGGCATCGGGCCGAAGCGCTCGACATGCCCGCCGGTATGGCTGACGATGCAGGTGACGAGCAGGCGGCCCTGCTGGCCCTCGTTGTAGTCGAAGCCGTAGGTCAGGCCAGCCGCCTCCACGATCGGGCGCACGATCTTGTCGATCGCCTCATATGTCGAATACCGGGATTGCACGTTGCCTTGCTTGTTGGTGATCGCGCCATCCTTCCGGATCCTCGGCATGTTCGCCCGGGCCTTGTGCATCGCGCGGTTGAATTCCTGTTGCGCGGTGCGGTCGATCATTCGCTCCTGCAGGCTGACCAGCGCCTCGAGCTTCTGCGGATCCACATCCGGATCCTTTGCCAGCTCGGTGATGCTCGCCCACATGTCGCCGAGGCTGAGTGCCGCCGGCTCTTCTCGGGTTGCGACTTCGTTCGCCATGTCTCATATTCCTTTCAGATCCTCGAGGGCCTCTTCGGAGTGACCCCTCGGTTTCGGTGCAAGAGGCCCGTCGGTTCGCCCGGCGGGCCTCGTCAGTTTAGCGGGGATCCTCGACGCTATCGAGCCAGTAATCCGAGAAATCCGCATCCTCGATATCGCCCATCATGTCGCGCGGGAACCACGGTTCACCGGGGAGATACTGCTCGAGGCTCTCGCGGTAGAGCTGCAGGCATGAGCGCACCTCGAGGTCAGCCTTGCGGCACATCGCGCTGGCGACCTTCTGGAACCCGTCGGTGCTGGCGCCGATCTCTTGCTCGCGGATCCCGGGCGGGAGCGAAAACCAGCGGATCCGGCGCGCCCTGATATCCGGCACACCGCCACGGCGCAGGAAGAGGAAGAACGTCTCCCGGCCGCCACCGTGCTCGCTCATGTGCGTGGCCAGCACGCCGGCCTCGGGCGCCTCGATATCGGTGATCTTCATGGGGGATCCGTCGCGCGTGTGGCGCACCGTGAGATCCTGCTCGCGGATCGATCGCATCCCCAGCTCATAGAACCAGCCGGTGCGATAGTATCCATTGAACCGGAAGGCGTCGGCAACCGCTTGGTTCCCGGTCTTGCCGGCCGATCGCGTATCCCAAGTCTTGAGGTGGGTCACGAACCCGGCGCCGATGTAGTCGGGCCGGATCTTGCAGGGCACACCGTCGAGCGTGAACAGGATTGTGACCTCGGCGAGCCCGTCCTCGATGAGGCTGGCCACCTCCGGGTTGGCGCGCAGCCGGGCGGCGTCGCGCTGAATTTCGTCGAACGTCTTGGGGTCGATCGCCGCTCGGCCGTCGCGGCCTCTGGCGGCGTCGAACGCGGCGCGCTCGAGGGGCCAGATCACCGGGAGCTCCGACATCGGCTTGTCGATCTCGGTCGCGTAGACGGTGCGCAAGCGCTCGGCCTGCTCGAGGACGGTCTCGCCAGACTTCTTTTTCGTGTGGCCCATGTTCGCGAGGGCCTCGCCGATATCGGTTCCGTTCATGAGGATCGTGCGGCCCTTGTAATCCTCGGCCGTCACGTCGCGGACAAAGCGACGGGGGAATTCCTCGGGCTCGAGGCGGGCGCAGTGGTAGGCGCTCCCGTGGAGCATGGCCTTGCTCGGCTCTTCCTCCTCGCGATCGGGGTTGAGCCATGAGCGCGCCCAGAACGCGGAGGGGCCCTCCATCATATCGGTGAGCCCGCCGGCGCTCATGCGCTCGAGCTCGAGATACTGGTCGAAAGGCATGTCGAGGTAGATGCCATCGGGCAGGTGTTTGGTCATGTCAGATCCTCTTGCGGGTTGAAGCGGGTTTCGGTGCCGATCTCATCGAGGAGCATTGTGCGGGCGTCGTCAAGTGGCCCGCTCGGCAGGTGCTCCTCGGCGAGCAGGAGATCCACCAGCACACCGCCGCGCCGCTCTTTCCATGCGGCCCGGGCGCGCCGGCACTCCTCGCTGCAGAATTCTTGCGTGCGGCGCTTCGGCTCGAAGAGGGCCCGCGTGCGGTGCTTGCCCTTCCTGCAGCCGTGCCATTTGCAGGGGCGCTTCATGCCTCGACCTCGGCCTCGGCCGCCTGCTCATCGAGCATGTGCTGCACGATCGGCACGAGCTTCGCGCGCATCGGGGCGCTGAGATCCCCGAGCCTGCCAAGCAGGAAGGCGGTGGCGTCGTCGAGGTGGTAGGCGGTCACATCGGCCTCCACGAGCCAGATCGGATCCGCCGTGTCCTTTTCGTTGCCCTCCATGGATTGGAACGAGAGCGTCACGGCGTTCGCGTTCTCCGGGGAGAAGCGTGTCTCGAGGCGGAGGCGCGCGCCGCCCGGGAATTTCTGGTAGCCTTGCGGGTGAATAGAGATGCTCATGCTCATGGTGTGTCCTTTCTGGTTTCGGTGTCGAGCGTGGGCTCGGGATCGGGGCCGGCTGGCCAGCCCCTCACCGGAGATCACGCGGCGATCGGGAGCATCCGCCTTTGCGCCATCCGATACAGGGCGGTGCTGCCATACTCCCCACTGTCAGTCGCGAAGTGGTCGGCGTTCTTGAAGTGCGCGCCGAAGTAGCCATCCTCGATCTCGAGCTCGCCGGCGGCGATCGCGTCGGCCAGAGGGTCAGCCCACTTCCGAGCGTAGGCTTGCGCCGTGCGCTTGAGGGCCTCGGTCGAGTAGTCCCGATCGGTGAACACATAGTCGGCGCAGAAGCTCACCGGGATCGCGCCGTCGATCGCGGCCTCGATCACCTCGCCGTCGGTGCCATAGTGCGCCTCGATCTTCCGGGTGCTGGCCGTGCCGTCGGGCATCAGCCAAGCGCCGACCGAGTATTTGTAATCGGTCATGCCGTCGAAGCCCGAGCCGGCGAAGCTCTTGACCACGGCGTCAACGAGGGCCTGCGTCGGGCCGTCGGTCCACCGGATCCGAATGCTCGATCCGCCGGAATACTTGTCGGTCCGCACGCTGAATTTCGTGCCGGGGAATTTCGCCTTGAGCTGCGCGCGGATCATCTTGGCGGTGTCGGTCGAGCCGATGTAGACGGTCCCGGTCGGGTTCGCCTTCCACTTCGCGAGCGCGTCTTTGTAGAGGTTGGACATTTGAGATCCTTTCTTCTCGGTGCAACCCCTATCTAATCGATTGCGACGGGGGTTGCAAGAGGGTCGGTGCAATTATTTTCAGCCCGGCAGAAAGAGCAGGGCTAGCGCGGTCATCCAGATCAGGAAGAGCTTGGCGCCTTCGGCGATCCAGAACACGGCGGGGAGCTTCTCGGGGCGCTTCATGCTGCATCACCTTTCATCGCCATCACCAGCCGGGCGGAGAGGTTCCGGTTAGTCTGTGCCGCGCAGGCGAGCAGCGCCCGGTTGTGGGGCGGGGTTGCTCCCGCCTCGATCTTCTCGTCATAGCGGCCGGCCTCGAAATTCAGCGCGTTGCCGATCCGCAGGATCTCCTCGCGGGTGAGGTTGAGTGTGTAGGTCTTGCTCATGGGTTCACCTTGATATCGATCTGAGCGGCGACCATGCCCATCAGGCTCGCGAGCTCTTGGACGCTCATCGCCTCGAGGGTGGCCCGGGTGGAGTGGAGCGCGGGATCCAGCGTCGGCTTCGCTGGCGCGCACGGCTTGCTCTCGGGGATCGGGGATCCGGTTGGACTGCAGGCCGGATCGCCCTGCACCCGCTCCACGCTGGCACGCA